TCACTCTCCAGGATCGTCTTTCGCAGTTGGCCCTGGTCGATGTACGGGTCATTCGCAAACATCTGGAACCGGGTGATGGCTTTCTGCATCAGCAACTGCTTGTTGACGCCATCCGCCGATCCGGTGGGCTGGATGCCGTACTGCTCATGCAACGCCTCCTGTGGCACCTGCTGCGCCGTGTCGAGGTACCAGTAGTCGAGGCTCGTCTTGTCGTATTGCAGCAAAATCGACCAACTCATCCGGTACAGATTGCCCAGTGCGATGCGGAAGATTCGCATCCGTAAATCGCTCGATTGCTGGTATAATCCGCCAATTGCCTGGATTTCCGTTGCTGTCCTGCGCTCCGTATGCTGCAACGTCTGTGTCAGGCCGAAGTCCGGTGTACTGACCCGGTTCTGCGCGATTTCGCGCATGATGTTCATCTGCTGGTCAAACGAGATCGGCGGAGACTGGTGGGCCACCGGCTGAATCCCATACGGCAGGATGCTGCCGGGTGTCATGCGGAGATTGCCACTGTTTGGCATATCCCGCTCGGCCCGGTACAACGGACGATTGAACAACGTCATCGCGTCGTTCTTCTCGTTCATCAACTTGGTCAGTTCCGCCTCGAAGATCGCCTGCAACTCGACCACGCCCCGGCTCGAATAAAAGCCCGGGTCTTTGATCTCGTAGTTGAAAATCACAAACGGCGGTTTGCCGTGGTTGTACGGAATCTTCATCGTCGGACGAAGATCGATGTCCGGGGATGTCGGGGAGTAGGTGCAGATCAACCACTCGCCCGTGTCCGGGCAGCGATAATAAACCTCCCAGACGATAATCTTGTCCCGCTCGGGGAACGTCAGACCTTCGCGCTCGTACTTCGCCGCCTCGGTGTTCATGTCACCGGCGTCCTCACCGTAGCTGCCAACGATCTGGTCGAGGATCGCCTTGTCCTGCTTCAGGTGTTTCTGGCGTTTGTACGACTCAATCGAGTAAACGCTGATGTGACAAATCCGGTCTGCATCGGCCAAGTCCCGCGTCCAGGCGGGAACCACGATGTGTTGGGGGTCGACGGTGTAATACTTCAACCGCTTCGATGAGTAATCCCAAAGCACCTTCAACACCCCGGTGCCACACATCAACATGGCATCCACCGCCGAAAGAACCTCGGTTTCGAGGTTCGTCTTCTGCTTCACCCGATGATCGAACCACTGGGCGGCGGCAGTCGTGTACTCGGCTACCTGGGGTGAGGTGGGAATAAATTGTGCAATTAAATCGGTGGCAAACAACTGCTGGAAGTACGCCGGTTTGAGTTCGCTGATCGTCGTATCGACGAGCGGAAAGTGTACGTCACTCGCCCCGGGCCACGGTTTGTTCTTTCGCCTCAACCCGTGGTGGCGCATCTCGTAAAACATCCGCTGCCGGGTGTCCCACACCGAACGATCCGCCAAGTCCTGCAATACTGCCGCGTTTAATTTCTGCCGACCGTGCATCTAATAGTCTTCCTCCTCCTCGTCTTCCTCCTCCTCCACGCAATGACCCATCGCCTGCATGGCGAACAGCGTGGAATACATCTGGAGGCCGCCAATCAACGTGGCATCGCTCAGGTCAAACTCCTCCTGGTACCGACCCAGCAACGCCTCTAACTCCCCGCAAAACGCATCAAACTGTTTCTCGGGGGTCATCATGATGACCTCCTCCCGGGAGGATTAGCGTTTCTTCGGCTTGAGACCGTACTTTTTGCCGCCTGCCGCCTTGCGAGGCCCGGAAGCCATCGCCCGCCGACCTGCCGCTGATACGTTTCGCTTCAGGCTTTTACGCGCACCGCGCCTTGCCCCGAGTGATTCGTCCTGCCGTGACTTGTAGCCTTGTCGTTTTGCTGCCATCTCGATTTTTCCGTTAGTGCGTAAAAAAACGCACCCGAATTGGGTGCGTGAAATCGCCAGCTTGGCAAGTTGTCGGGGAGGTAACTAGAGGTAACTCATCGCCCGGGTGATCAGTTTCTGCGCCGTGACCGGGTTGTCGGGGACTGCGTTCCTTGCGTCATCGAGCAATTCCTTCACCCGGGCCAACTGCTGCTTCAGCGTGAGCGCGTAGGTCACCTGGTCAATCGATTCCTCGATCATGTCCTCGACCAGCGGCACCCGCTCCCACAAATCCCCGCCGTGTTCCGCCTGGCCAGCCCGGTATTTCCTGTCGATCCCGGTGGCAACCGATTTCACGATGTCGTGTAGATGATCTTCCTGCTTCAGCGTCATTCCAGACTTGCCTTCTCCAGTTCGTACTCGTACTCGATGATCTGTTCCATCAGCGAATGCACAAATTTCTTCGCGTCCGGGCTGGCGTTGTACGCATCCTCGAACCCGCGTTCATTGCCCAGGATGATCTGCTTGGTCGCGTCCAGCTTCCTCGGGAGTGTTGTCTGACATCCGATTCCGCACCCAATCCAGCTTGTCACGGCGACGAGCGTCAACCACCGCTTCCAGGTTCTTCTTCTCGGTCTTTTTTCCATAGCTAAATAATTGCTTTAACAGCTCCAAAACCGCCCGAATTATTCCCAACACATTCATCCCGTATTCAGTCCCATCGACTCCCGCAACTTGGTGTCACCCGTCCACTCAGACATACCCGCTTCAAGCACTTCATTCAAGTCCGGTTGCCAACGCTTCTGCCACATGTACTGATCCGAATAACTCGCCAATGCCATCACCACGGCATCCGCCCGGTCGGGACTGCTGAACCCACGCGCCTTCATCTCTTTCTTGCTCTCCAAGTTCAGCTTGCCGGTCTTCGCCGTGCCGACCCGGCGTGTGGTCAGTTGACTGTGCAAAATCTCGTCATCGGGCAAAATACACTCCATCCGGTCAATCTGACGCGCCGCCTGGAACCACATCTCCGTTCCCCGGTTCATGTACCTGTCCGGTTCATGCGCCCGCCCGCCCAGGTTCACCTGGTGAATCGGCCAACCCATCTCAGCCAACTGATGACACATCGGCAGCCCCAACCCGCCTGCATCCCCGAATATCTGCTCCGGTTTCAACCCGGCTTTCTCAAACTCCAACGCAAACCGGGCGCAACCCGCCATCGTGTTCGCCTCGCGCCATGCCGCCAATTTGGTGATCTTGTTGCCAATCCGCATACAAAACACACTCTCATCCCCGGCAGCCGCAAAGTCGCAGGCCGCAACCATCTCCTGACCGTCCTTCGTCGGCGGACTGTCCAAACATTGCATCAGCGACTCCCACGGTATCACCAAGCCTTCGCCACTCGTCTCCTGGAACTCGCCAAAGATCATCGAGCGGATCAGCGGGTGATCCTTCCCCCACATCTCCATCTGCTCGTCGATCCACGATTTCTTGATGTGCGGACAGTCGAATGCCGTGACGGTGTGCAACTTCCACCACTTCTGTTCTTTGCTGAAAATCTTGTAGAACTTGCCCGTGGTGCCACCCGGCGAACTCATCGCCATGATTCGATTGGGCTGAATCCGCGCAACTGCCTCAAACAAATCCTCCTGAATCGATTTGCACTCATCCAGAATGATGTATACCTGACCGTGGAAGCCTTCAAACCGCCCAGGCTGGTCAGTCGCAAATCCCAGAATCCTCGAACCGTTGTCCATCGTCAGGTCGGTCTGGTTGATCTGCATTCCCAACCCCGCAACCTTACTCGCCAGACTCCGAATCTGTGGCCACAACTGCTCTTTCACCTGACGATAAACGCCACTCGTCGTGATGACTATGCTGCCGGGATAGATCAGCGCATACCATAACGCACTCGGCGCAGCAATCATCGCAGTCTTGCCACTGCCGTTCGCCGCTTTCAACGCCACCCGCGCCCCCGGTTTGCTCAGATCAAACAGAACCTTCTTCTGCCAATCGTACAACTTTAACCCGAGGTACTTCTCAGTAAATACATCGCAATCCGCGTCTCGCGAGGAGACCTGGGTCTTTGTTTTCGACCCACGCGGTTTTGCGGACGATTTTGCTTTGTCGGTCTTCGCTTGTCCTGTTTTGCTCATAATCGTTCACCTCGTACTTTCTGATAAATCGACCCGCCTCATCCGTAATCCTGTACGCCGCCACCACATCGTTCATCGGGTGGTAACTGAACAAATAAAACGGACATCTAAACGCCTTACTCGCCCACTGACCGGCTTCCATCTTGTTCCACCCAAGCATCTCCTTCTCATACGTCCCAAGCGGTTTCTCCCGCGACTTGATCTCCGCCACCGCCCGTACCACTCCGTTCCTCACGAACAACCCGTCCAGTTCGCTAAACCGATCATTCGTGTAAATCCATGAATCACCGGGATGATTCTCCAGGATGATGTCAATGCACTGCTGCTCTTTCTGGTCTATCGCCATCTGTTCTTTCGCTTCCTGTTCGCCATGAGGACACGTTCCCGATCCTCGATGTACTCCTGCAACCGGCCCGCCTGAAAAGTCGCTTCAGCGTGATCCTGGTGATCAAAAAGCGTCTCATACGGAAACAACCCACCCCGATTCAACCGCACCCCGGCAGGTGCCTCTCCCGCCGCCGACCGTACCCACAACCGCCAACGCCCATCGTTCTCGCACCTAACAAATACCGTCACTCGTTAATAATCTCCCACCGTAGTTTTTGCTGACCATAAACAGGCTGCCACTCACGCTTTCTGCTTGGAACACTCCATCCGTTCTTTTTGACTTGCGTCTCATGTATAATGCGCCATCCCGCTCCTCGTAAACTCGCCCCGCTTTCAGATGCCAATGTGTATGTAATCAATCGGGTTCCGCCCATTGCTCTCCATGCCCGCCAACATGCCGCATATAACTTGCTCACCGCATTCTTGGGCGCATTCTCGTTGACGCATGTCCGAGTAACCTCCGCTACTCCGCGCCCATCCAAGTGCCGACACACCGGTCTTCCGACTATCGAACAACCAACCAATTCACCGTCAAACTCCAATCCTATCGCAAATCGACCCCCAACCGTTCGCTTGTTGTGCCGATGAAACGATTCCACAAAATCGTTAGCTTCAGTTAAGTTGACCGGGACAATCGTCACTCGTCAATAATCTCCAAACCCGTCCGCTCCTCGTAATCGTCCATCACCCACACCCGCCAATTGTCCACCTCGTCCTCGTCCACCTCATGATTCGCCCGTAACCGCATCTCCATGCCGTCAGGCCGACACACCGCCCGAAACGCATGCCAACGACCTTTCGCCATGACGAACAACCCGTATGTGTGCGCCTCGCTCAATCCTCGCCCCCCGTCAACCGCTCAACCTCCAATCGATGCATCGCCTCCTCACTCACACACCGCGCCTCCAAGTCCGTCACCTCGCCCCGCGCCAATACCAACAAATCCTCCAACTCGGCTATACGCTTCTCCAACCCAACGCACCTGGCGCACGGTAGCTCAGCCGGTAACTGGAATTCGTGGGGACGCATCAGTCCGATGAGGTGTCCGATGTTTCGTCTGACCAGCAGTAATCCACCAACCTCCGCCAATCGGATTCACGCTGAAGCGACGAAATACCGCTAATCGCTATCGACACAATCTCGGTAGCCACACTGCCGACCTCAACGGAAACATCGCCCAACTCGTTATCGAACGTATAATGCTCCAGATGCTCCGGTGTCTCCCGGGAAAGCAGAAGCGTGAGGCACCCGCGTTTTATCCTAATTCGAGGTTCGTCAGGCGAAGTATCGTCAGGCACGATTGGCGTACTGTCGGATATTCGAGCCAACGTAGGTATGTGCATCTTCGTCATTCGGAATTCCGCGTGTGCGATTGTTTTAGACGGGGTGGGGTGTTGGACTCCTGGCCCCGGGTCGTTGGGGGTTCCCCCCGGTCATTCTCAGCCAAACCATCGTCCTGGGGTGAATCTGGTGTGAGTTTCTCGGGCAATGCTGCTGCTTGCTCCGTTTCAATCGCATCCGCGGCGGATACTACATCCGTTTCAAGCCTGGCGGACTGCAGCCCGGCAAGCTGATCCGCGCTGATCGAGGAGCGAACATGCATGGATCGGACATCGACTTTCTTCGAGGTTGCGTACTCATCGCTGAACCTGGCGCCAAGTAACTTCATCGCTAAATGCCCGTCACCATTGGCGATTCCTTCGTTCACCGTACCCAACGCAAATGCTTGGTACTCGGACTCCGCCTGTCGGATTGCATCCGAAAGGTCGGAGTATCTCTTCGTCCAGTCGTAGAGGTTCGATGTCGGTATGGCGGCAAGCGCACAAGCCCGCATAATCGGCAGTCCGCTTCTGATATTCTTCAGCAAAGCCTCGATGCGGTCAGGCGTATATCCCGTCCTTCTTCCGCACTTCACGCCGCTGCCGAGTTTGCTTTCCTGGTCGGCTCTTGCGGTCAGGACGCTTTTCGGCATGGCGATAGGCGCATTGCGTAATGCCTCCAGCCTCGACGCTTTCTCCTCGGCGGAGATGGTGTTCTTGACGATGGGAACGGCTTTCTTCTTTGCCGTGGTTTTACGTTTGCCTGCCATCGTCGTTCTTATATTTCGAGTGCCTCGATCCTATTTTCGAGTGCCTCGATCCTGCCGATGATAGTGAAAAGTTCGTCAAACGCTTTCTGATCGAACCACGCTTTGAGTTCAGCGACAGTTTCCGTTTTAACCCCGGTGATGATCTTTTCCAGGTTCTCGTCCTTCGTCTCATCGATAGCCTGGAGCGTCTCGATTTCCTCGGTGTTCTGTTCCTCGGTATCGATGACATGACGTCGAAGCAACGCAAACTGCTTCCTCAGTTCGCCCACCTCAGCGGTGAGTTCATCTACCCGGCCACCGAGGTTATCGTCCTTCGGTTGCTCGCCGCTCATGCTTTCGCTTGTTGTTATACCTGCCATAATTCGTAAAGTCTCACCAACCGACCCGAGCGTTGAAGTTGTGAATATTTATTGAGAACTTTCCTAGTGCCGCCCGGTAGGTAGCGGGCTTGGCGTCAGGTCGGTTGGTTAAATTCTCCTCGCCGATCACTGCCTCCTTAGACGCATCTCGGGAGGTCTTGCCAAGTTCAGGCGAGGACGGTGGTGCCGTGCATCGTTGCCCGGTTGTCCCACCAAATTCGTTGGTTAAATTCTTCATACTATCGACCACTCGTAACCGTCCCATGATCGGTGTTGCGCGTCTCGACTTGGTCGGATTCTCGGCGGGGCGAACACTCGTCTTTCCCGGGCATACTCGTTTTCGGGAAGCTGAATGAAGCGGATGTACCGGGTGACCGGAAGTTTCTTCGGTCGAGGTTTCGGTTTGGGGCGTTCCGCGAAACGCTTCCGATAATACTCCTCACGCGCCTTCAGCTTTTCCTGCTCACCAGGCGGCGTGGATTGAATTTCGTAGCGGTAAAACGCTTTTAACGCTTCAAGCAACTCCTCATGAGTATCGAACTTCCTCACCATCCTCGTCTAACCTCCATCCGTAACATGCGTTTCTTGGCCCGCTACGGCACCGTCACGCGATTCTTTTCCGTTTCGGGTGTCCATACACCCCCGCAACTTTCCTAACGCCTCAGAAGCCAATCTGGCAACATCTTTCGATGCGGCTCTTTGGCGAGGTGGTTCACCTGGTCGCTTTGGCTTCTTGTACGGTGATGGGTTCTCGATCCCGGCGGCGAGTTGGCGGATATGATGTTCCATCTTCTTCAACTCGCGGTACTCCTCCCGGTCTTCCGGTTGGATCGTGTTCCCGGCGATGTTGTACACCCCGCGCTCCTCCAGCATCTGCATCTGTTCGCGGATCACCTCCAACTGCTGCTTGTAGGCATAGGCTTCTGATGATGTTAAAATTCTCATGATTTGGACGCCTATCGTATTATTCGTATTATCGTATTACTCGTTTAAGTATTTAAATATATATATATCTAACGGTATATCGTACTTATCGTACTTATCGTATATATCGTTATTATAGTGAAAATTACGCATCTAACTCGTTGTATCGTAGTAGTTAATCAATGTAGTTTTTATTTTTTTCTACACGCTTGGTGTACTTTTTACAGAAAAACGCAAAGCGTCTGAACTGCTTTTCGTACCCCGGTTTATGCCGTAGATTGTCCACCAATTTGATGTTATGGAGGACGGTCGTGTGGCACCTGCCCCACCACTTGGCGATGGCTACGGAGGTATAATTCTCGTAGGACGCCAGACGCATACAACATGCTCTCGGCCAGACGATCTCCGGTCGCCGGGTTTGGCTTTTGAGTTCGTCAAGCGGTGTGTCGAAATACTCGACTGCCGCCTCAGCGATCTTTTGCAATCGGCGCGTTGACCCGGGAGGTTCCTCGGGCCATAAGATGTTTTTTAATTTATTTTCCATAGTTCCAGTGCTTTTGCGTAGCTTCGACTGTTTCGATCTATGCAGCTAACGATCACCCATCGTTTGCCTGCTGATTCCAGGTCTTTGATCATGTTCGTCAGTATCCACGTTTCGTCGCGCACCTGGTTGGTGCCGATGCGACACGGGAAGCTGAACGGAACTGCGCCCAGTCGTTCAGCTTCCTCCTTCGTCACCGCTTTTTCCGTTAGGGACATACTTCTTCGTTTCCTGCCACAACTTGTTCGCAGCGGCGAACACTCGCCAACCGCGCCTTAATTCAGCCGATGACCATGTCTTTTCGACCACCGGCATCGGTTCGTCCCGCTTGATCACCAAACTTATACACATCGGGTTGGGACGCATCGTCTTGCGGTACGCAGCCAACTGATAGGCGTACTCATCGCGGAAATGCGGCTTCTTCCCATAGGCTTGAGTCTTGTAATCGACGATGACCGGGCCGCGTATCCCGCGCACCTCGGCTATAAGATCAATCGTGCCACCGAAGCCCCAACGCTTGCTGGTCACCGTCTTCTCGACGGCGATGGTTCGTATTAGGCGACTCTGCGCCCACCGAACGTAGGTCTCCAGCCAAGGCCAGATTTCTGGGTCTTTCGACTCGTCGAACTTGCCGAGGTTGAACTGTTCGATGGCATGATGCACCCGGGTGCCGAAGTCCAGGATGTCGTGCTTGTCGAGGTTGCTCAGGCCATGAATCCGGTCGATGTACGCCTGCTCCGACTCGTCGTTGATTCGGGGGTTGTACATCGCTTTTCGGATCATCTGGTCGCACTTCCAGGTGGTCAGGTGCGGCTTCTCGATCATGCCCAGAACCCCGCTCACCGATGGCACCAGGTTCTGCACCCGCGCCTCTCTCAGCGTGGTCGGCTTGCCGTTGGGCTGGAAGTGACACGCCTCACCGGACATCGTGTACCAATGCTGTCCGGTGGGCGCGATTCGCTTCGGTTCCGGGATGATCATTACTGACTCCTCTCAGCGTAGTTCTCCTGGCACTTCTTGAGGTACTCGGCCTTGTTGAATTCGCCGCTAGGCTTGACGTTCTCCTGGCTCGGCATGATGGACGAGATGTTCGCCCAGGTGCGTTCCCCGCGTTCGTCGTGGGTCACGTTCACCAAAGCGCATTTCCCAACGCAGGATGCCTCCATGTCGTAACCGGAATCGGTCTTGACCAGTTCAACACCCCAGGAGTCGAGGAACGGCTTCAGCTTGCTTTTTTCGTGAAGCGAGCAGTTGAACTGCTCGGTCAGGCGGAACGGTCGCCCGTCTTCCATCAGTGCTTCAGACTCGAAAATTAAACGTATTTTCTGCTTCGGCTCTTGGTTCTCGGCTTTCGGGTGAGCGGGACATAGTCGCGCCCCGACCGGGCCGCGTTTCGGATCGGTATTCGGCTGGATGCCGTAGGACTCGCCAACGTCAATGACGCCCACGCACACCACGTTTTGCGGCTTCTTCGGG